ACTCTGGTTCGATTCAAACTGCGGTGATTGAAGCTACATAAGGATAGCTTGATTCAGGATGAGTGGAGAATCGATTGAGAACAGTCCCTCGCCATTGCAGCATGCTGTTGATGTAGAGTTCGAGACGATACGTATCTTCTGGACTGTCACCAATATCGTTCAGGATTGCTTCGACTGCGGAATTTTTGACAGCGAGGCGATATGTGAGACTTGAGCCTGAAAGTGCTTCGTAGGGATCATCACCCTGCCCCTCATACCGAAGTTCGGCAGGAATATCCCCGCCTTCTACTAAGGTTGCCGAACCTAAGTAGCCGTCCTTCAGTAGGCTTATTTCGCAGGAGCGCCCGAGAACGTCTTTGAATTCTGTTTTGAGAATCTTTGCGAAAGCCATAGCGTTAGGCAGAGATGCGGATTAAATCTTCCTCAACTCGATCAAGAACGAATTTGATTGACCTACCGTCAATAGTCCCGTGCACATATACGTCAAGTCTACGGCCTCCCATCTCCTGAATCATGGAAAGTGGAGCGATAACTTCGGGATCAACCGCTGCACGGGGATTGTCCCCAACGAGTGCGAGGGTAGGGCCGAAGGCCAGCCCTCCTTGCGCCAACTTCGGGACAAGTCTATTGAACAAGGCAGCAGCAGCAGCGCCGGCAGCACCGGCGAGAAAGATTCCGAAAGGGCCAGCGTTGATCAAAGCATTTCTGATAGCAGCAGCGATACCTTCTGCGATATACGATGCAATGATACGCCGGCCAGCCTCTACTGCAGCACGAGCAACGTCACGCATACTCTCTGCTCCATCGACCGCCGCCTGCACCATAGCATCGGAAACTTCAAATACACTTTCCGTCAAGGCATCAAACTTCACATTCATCCAGTCAACCGTCTCTCCAATTTTCACCAGCGCAGGTTGCATTGTGTCGTTAAGTTTTTTAGCGGCTTTTTGAGCATCTTCAGCGAACTTCAGCCACACAGGGGAGTAAGTTCGCATACCAAGCGTTTGCAAACCTTCAAGCATACCAGCTCCTATTGTCGGGAGCTTGCCAAGCTCAGTATTGAGCGCTCTGAACCCATCAGTAAGTCCTGCAGGCCCTTTTCCTGAACCCGGAGGTGGAGTATCGATCTGCGTAAATTTCTGCAGTATCTTTATTGCATCGTCCCATGTGTTCCCGACCATTTTCCACCAGCTCGGTGTGAAGATGATGCCACCTCTCCCTTCGATGGTATTTTTCAGCACAGTGGCAACGAATCCCATCGCAATAGAAAAGCGCCCAAACCAATCTACGGCAAGTTTGATTGCCGGAATAACTCCTTCCTCAAGGATCGGAATGAATTGTTTCTGCATTGCAGGAAGAAGTTCGAGCACCATTTTGTTCCGAGCCATTTCAAGACGCATCGTCAGTTCTTTCATGCGATTCCCGAATGCGTCTAACTGGTTGCGAGCATCACCTCCCATAACGAGGCCAAGTGAGCGTGCCCTCTCTCTCAGTTCCTCGATAGTCTTTCCACCAGCGTTGAGCAACGGAAAGAGTTCTCGCGCCTGTCGGCCAAAAATCTCCGTTGCGAGTGAGTTCCGCTCCTGCACGTTAGTCATCTCAGACAATCGCTGAATGATTTCAGGAAACAGCTCCGACATCTGCCGAAACTGACCGTTTCCATCCTTGACAGAAATTTGGAGTTTGCGGAGCGCTTCTGATGCACTACCAGTACCTTTATTAATCTCCTGAAGACGCATTGTGAAGGCACTGACAGTCCCCTCAAGTGCCTGCATATCGAAATCAAGTTGCTGTGCTACATAACGCATCTCCTCAAGGTAATCTCCAGCAAGCCCCGTCCGCGTTGACATCATATTGATTGACTTTGAATAGTCAACTGCGGCTTCTGTGGCCTTATATGTAGCTAAGGCGACTCCTCCGAGAGCACCAGCAAGTGGAAGCATTGCGTTCTGAAGACTTGTCGCCAGATTGGCGAACTTACTACTTAGAGCACGCGCGCCTTCATCAAGCTCTTTGGTGTCAAGCCCAAGCGCGACGACTAATTTGCCAAGTGCGCCCATCGCTTCTCCAGTTCTTTGAATTCATCAAGCGTCATTAAGGGAGTTTTCTGCCCATCATCTTCTTTGAAACGGACAAGTTGCTCAGGCCGAATCCTTCGCTTCGAGAAAATGTTCATGATTGCCGCCGTGAAAAATCGACTCCGTTTCCATTCCGCTATCTGGCGCAATCGTGCCCCTTCTAAAAGACATCGATATTCCCAAAAGCTACACTGCCAGAACTCTTCGGGAGAGATTCCGCACTGCATTGCGGCTACGAACATCGACTCAAAGCTCAGGTTTTTTTTTGCTCTGAGCTTTCGCTGTCGCTACTTTGCTCTGGCAGCTTGTTCGTCATTCGGGACAGAGTGTCCGTAATGTGATCTATCACGTCCTCAGAAAGAAGGTCACCAATGTCCTTCTCTGTGAGCGTGAAGTCCTTCCCCGACAGCCGTGCGCCTTCGCTCAGCATTGAGTAGACAAGATAGCGAAAATGCGAAGGCTTTAGACGCCTGCTTTTGTAAATCTCCAGTGTCTGCTGCATATCGAGGTCGAACCGATCACAGAAGTCAGCCAAGACATTGAAATTCATCTTGGCGATATAGCTCTTCCCGCCGATGTGAATCTCGAATGTGCCGCTCATTAAGTTTGTCATCTCTCACCTTATACGGAGACTTTCGTCAATGGGCCAGTGCCTTCAAACGTAGCGGACCACGTGGCCTCGGACTCATTCGGTGCCTCTGCAGACAGAGAAGATAGAATTGCCGTGCCTTGCAGCACGAAGTTTGCGCCTCCACCGTCAAGTCCAATTTGAAGCAGCGTAGTCCCTTGCGAAAGCAATACGTCAAGTGACTGCTCGAATCCTTGCGTCGCCGCGAAATCCACAAGATTCTCGACTTCGACTGACCACTCACGCAGGCCGGCGAGTAAGTCCCTCCACGAATTGGAATCTTTAGTTGTCACGTCAATCACCGCCTGCGAGAGATTGAGCGTGCATGAGCGACTGCCTGCGATTGGGACGTAGTTTGCCCCGACCTTGACGCTCACAAGAATTGCTTTACCGTTGACCTTAGCCATAGCTTATACCTCCTTTTGGATGATAATATGGCGGAACCGCAAGAGCCGCCTGTATGTGAATTCAGCTTCCTCTAATGATTCAAGCCCATCCTCATAGTCCAGCGTAGCAGTGAGTACTTCATGATCCTGCAAGTTAAGACTGACCGGGAATGTCACGACTTTCTTAATCACCTCCGCAGCGATTTGTTTAGCTTTCCGTTTCCCACCGCTATCAGCAGGGAACGTAGTCCAGACTTGAACAGTGAACGTAACCTCTTGACCGTGAAATGTTTTCCCTCCACGCGTGACTACGGTATCGTCGCCTATGGTGATATAGCTTCCCTTCTGCCCATCGGGCACGCGGTCAAATACTGGAATGACCTCGCCGTCAACGATGATGTTCCCGTTGAGTAGCTCATAATATGCTTTCTGAAGCGCCGCAGAAGCATCGAGCATTTCATTCATTGCTTCATTTCCTTAGCGATTGCTTCTAACAGCTTTGGTTTTTCTTCCTCGAACGAGGGAAATACTGCCGGCCTGGCAGGAAGATTTACCTTGCGAATGCCCCTCCCTTTGAATTGCGCGGCATATTCCTCCAAGCCGGCAGGAATTTTCACAAGATCACCCGTGCCAAACTCAATGTAAGGTGCGTAGTGCACGGAAGCCTCGACACCGATGTGCTTAGTTTCAGAAAGCCCATGCGGTTCAATCTGCACGGAGTTAATAAGCCGCCCCGTGTCTCGGACAGCTACCCATCGCCTTCGGATATTCCGCTGAACATTTATCGCCGACAGTGCAATGATCTTCAAAAGATTCTGCCTTTTCTTTTTTGCCCAGCCCTCATAATTTCTCAAGACATTCCGAACGCTTTGCTCAACCAATCTCCCTCGAATGCCTGCCATAGTTATCCTCCAGCCTTTGCAACTTCAGCGCAAGTGAGTTCAAGCACCCAGTTCGACTCGTCAATATTAGTCACTGACTGAATGCGGAACTCCCGACCATTATACTCAAGCACAAATGTTTTCGTCAGCTCATCATTGTTTGCCCCGAACTCTTTCCAATCGTCACTCCAGCTGATGTAGATTTTGTGCGTGATGATTTGCTTCGCTTGTTCAGCGAGTAGCCGTTCATGAGACGAAACAGGCTTTATCTTTGCCCAAACTTCCCGAACGAACTCCTTTGATGATGTAAAGCCGCCCATGCCGTCTGGAGTTTTCACCAGTCGGTAAAGCTGAACAACGTGTTTCATTTCCCCGATGCCGACCTTCATGTTTTATCCGCTCTCATCCAGAGTTTACTGATCTTCATGCCTTTATGCAACAGCGCCCCAATCCGGAATCCCGAAAGAGAAAGTTCCCGTATGCGTATTGCCTGAAGCGCTATAAACTCGACAACGTTGCTCAGTCCCGTCAAATGAGCAATCGACTCGATGATGCTTAACGATTCTGTGATAATAGCGATAATCTTGCTTGACCGTAGAGCAGTCTCAACTAACTCAATAGCATCTTCAACGATTCGTAGGAGCGTCCTATTGAGTAGCACGCTTTCAAGCATCTCTACCGATTCATTCACTACTCTCGGAATATGTAACAGTCTGCTGACGCTTTCCAGTAACGTCAACCCTTCAGAAACAATTCTCCTGAGGCTAAGCCGATGCGCAATAGCTTCGATGATACTGATGCTTTCATCGAATTGCCTACGAAGCGCCAAACTTCTGGAGAAAGCAGACACAACCTCAACCACCTCGCCAAAGATACGGGATAGTTGCCTTGAAACGACTGACAGCTCCGTAATGCTATTCGCTTCGTTCCTTGCCCTGACTAAGAACATGAAGCGATCAGTGGACTCCAGCACTGAGAGCATCTCATTCACCACTTTGGAAACGAGCGTGAAGATAATTTCCTCCGCTGTTTCCATTATCGCTATCGTTTCATCGACCAGATGCTTTAGGACTTTACTCTGGAACGCTGTTTCGAGAATTTCTACACTCTCGCTGTAAATTCTTTGCAGCAATAGAGTAACATTGAATTGCTCCATGATACTGACAAACTCAGAGGCAATGCGAGAAAGAAATTGTCTAACCGCAGAAGCCTCAAAAAGGGACAAGACTTCATCAGCAATACGCCTGATTGATATTGCCCTCAGAACATTTTCTGCCGTCTCAATCGTTTCATCCCAATAGCGTAGCAAGATAAAATTTCTGGAACTTGCTTCTTCTATCGATAAAGACTCTCCGGCGCTTCGTTTCAGTGAGAGCAGTCGTGCTATCGTCTCAACACTCTGCACAGTTTCCGAATATAGCCTTGCCAATGATAGCCGCTTGGTGAGAGCTTCGGCTATCTGGACAGTTTCAGGAAGCAATCG